ATGATAGCTGGAATAATTGCCGTTTTGATGGTGCAAGTTATGGTGCCCGGCGACTGCGCGGATGCCTTCACCGGTGATGATGATGCTATTGGCCGGTGCATTAGGGAATTCGCGGCTCAACCAGAAGCGCTACCGGCCAAATCGGATGCTCCAGATCGCTTTTCTGCTCTGGATGCATACCTGACTCCAGAACAAATAAGTGAGTTGGCTGAGATGCGAAGAAATCAGATAGCTCATGCAATGCAGCACTCAATGCAGACCCGTAATCTTTATATTGGGACCTATAGTCAGCAACGCATTCAGGGGTCATTGGTCTTCGCGCTGGTATATCTTGTGGTTCTCTGTGGTTTAGGGTTTTCGGGATTTCAACTCTGGTGCGCTATGCGACTGGCCGCAGCTTCGACGCGGCGGGATACGATCCCCAATAGTGATGACGGGGATGAAGCCATTATTCCTGGGGCAGGGGCACTGGAGGTCTCTTATGGTGATGCCAGCGTGAAGACAGCGTCTATTGGAGTAGCCGTACTAATTATCTCGTTAGCATTCTTCTATTTGATGCTGGACCGGGTCTACAAAATCAATGATCCGAATGTTGGGCGAGGTTCAGATCCCACAACCTATTCACAGGTCGAGGGAGAGCAGAGTTAACGCGCGCATAAAGTGGAAAGTGAACGTTTTAGAATTGGTCTTGACCCACCCCTCAAAACCATGATTCAAATGGTCATCTTCAAGGAAACCGCCCGGCGCTAACCGCGACCGGGCGTTTTCATGTCCACTCACCAAACAGCACCCAAAAGAAACCCCGCCGGTGATCAAGTCACAGGCAGGGCTATAGTGGTGCTTGGTAACATCACCTCTGATCGTAAAGGTGATCTATTGACTAAAGCTGGTTCGGATTACGACGCAACCAAACAATCGATAGATGACAAACATGTGAGATAGCTGTGGTCCCGGCAATAGCGGCAAATCAGCTGTTTATTGAATTCGCTTGACGCACCCACTTGAAACGCTCCACGCGGTCAGCTCTTTTTGAGACACTGCTCTTGTTGGCTCGTAGCTTGTTCTAGCCATAGGTTGGGGGTCCGCTTCAGCAACGGCAGCTGTTGCGTCTTCCTTGTCGCTAACCGCTGCCGCCCAAGTTTCTATAAAATCACCTTCGGTTTTAGTGACTATCCATCCTGACATTTGATCTGCTCCTAAGTAAAATCAGAATCCCAAACATTTGGATTCCTAGGTTGTTAAAGTGCAATCTGACACGTGGAGCGGCAAGTCGCAATCTGAGGCGAAACAAGATCCATGGCAGCACAATCCAATCGCGCAGCCCGCACACCTAAAAAAAGAACCGCATTCCTAAAAGCTCTCGGTGACGGCGCGTCGATAATGGCGGCCTCGGTGTCGGCTGGAATGGGAAGGCGCACAGCCTACGACTGGCGAGAGGCTGACGAGGCGTTCGCCAAAGCCTGGGACGACGCAATCGAAGCGGGGACTGATGTGCTTGAGGATGAAGCTGTCAGGCGTGCAAGGGATGGGTCCGATACCTTGTTGATCTTCATGCTCAAGGCGCGGCGCCCGAAAAAGTACAAAGAACGTATTGCGACAGAACATTCCGGAGAGGTCCGTCATCGCCATCATGTCGACCCCGCCAAGATCGCTTCAGACATCGAGAGCAAGCTGGCTGGCCTCGCAGCCAATGGCGCTCAGGAAAAAGTTTCTAAAGAGCCTGACGCCCAGTGAGCTGGAATACCTCGAGCACGACTGGAGTTTCTGGGGGCGGCCCAATCAGCAGTTAACCGATGAAGACTGGTTTGTCTGGCTGATCCTTGCGGGCAGGGGGTGGGGCAAGACGAGAACCGCTGTTGAGTGCATCTCCCAGATGCTTAGGGGCAAGACACCTCTAAGCGCACCGAGCAACGCACCAGCGGTGATGTCGATCATAGCAGATAGCCCCTTTGATATGAGGCAGTACACAATCGAGGGACCATCCGGTTTCATGAATGTGGGCCCGCCGGACTACCGACCCTTACATGAGCCTTCCAAGAAAACGCTGACCTGGCCCAATGGGGCGAAGGCGTTGCTATTCTCATCAGAAGACCCCGAGGCGCTACGAGGTGCGTCGGGATCCTTCTTCTGGTGGGATGAGCTAGCCAAGAGCCGTTACGCCAAAGCTGGCTGGTCCAACATGCTATTTGGCATGCGTGAGGGAAATCCTCGAGGGATCGTCACCACCACGCCAAGACCGATTGCCCTGATCCGGGATCTGCTCAAGAGGCCGTCCACCAAAGTTACCATTGGGTCGACCTTTGATAACCGCGAGAACTTGTCGCCGATCTTCTACCGCGAGGTCATTGAGCCTTTGCAGGGAACAAGGCTGGGCCGACAGGAGATCAACGCGGAGATCCTTGATGATGTGCCTGGTGCGCTTTGGACGACCGCTATGATTGAGGCGACACGGCTGACGGGTGATCTGCCTGATATGGCCCGCATCGTTGTTGCGCTGGATCCGTCCGGAACAGGCGGCGATCCAGATAGTCAGGCCGACAGTGTTGGAGTCGTGGTGGCCGGCAAAGGCATAGACGGACGCGCCTACATCCTTGCGGATAGAACCTGTGACCTCTCACCAGCCGGATGGGGCGCAAGAGCGGTCGACGCCTATGACGAGTTTAAAGCCGACAAGCTGATCGCCGAACGCAATTACGGCGGGGCCATGGTTGAGCACGTCATCCGAACCGTAGACCCATCAGTCAATTACGGCGAGGTCGTTGCCTCACGCGGCAAGGTGGTTCGAGCTGAGCCTGTGGCTGCGCTTTATGAGCAAGGCCGAGTAGGCCACGTGGCGGGCCTTGAGCTTTTGGAAGCCCAGATGACGTCGATGTCCAAGGACGGATATGCCGCTGAAGGAAGTCCTGACCGGCTTGATGCGGCGGTATGGGCTTTAACCGAGCTGATGCTCGATGGATCGGGATACACTCTGGCACACGTGGTCTGACAATGAATATTCTTGATACCCTCACCAATCTGGTCACCGGTCTTGGAACGTCCAAGGACAAGCTTCACGCGGCCCAATTTGTCTTCAATCCGCTGAGCCAGGCTGAGTTGCAAAGCGCGTATAGAGGCGACTGGATCGCCCGCAAGATCATCGATGTTCCGGCCCAGGACGCCACACGAGAATGGCGCGACTGGAAGGGTGAGGCTCAAGCGGTCTCAGCCATCACCGCCATGGAAACGAAAATCGGCCTGCAGCACAAGATCTGTGAGGCGATGAAGCGGGCCAGGCTTCATGGAGGCGCCGCGCTGATTGTCGGCGTTGCAGGTGATGATCCAAGTGAGCCGCTTGATCTGGAAACTATCGCCAAGGACTCATTGTCCTACATCCACGTAGCAGGACGTAATGAATTGTCCGCTCAGGAGATAAATCGCGATCTTGAAAGCGAGTTCTTTGGGAGGCCAAAAAGTTACACGATGTCGAGCGACACCGGTGTGGCCAGTATCCACTCAAGCCGGATTATCCCGTTTGTCGGAGCGCCTATTTTGGATGAGGCGCTGCGAGGCGATGAGTGGGGCGATAGCGTCCTGCAGTCGCTGTATGATGCGGTGCGTAATGCGGCCGCCAGCCAGCAAGGCATCGCAAGCCTGATCCAGGAAGCCAAGGTCGATGTGATCCGTATCCCGCGGATGATGAGCCAGCTTTCAACCAAGGAATATACCGCGCGGCTTCAAGAGCGGTTCATGCTCGCCACGCAGATGAAATCATCCATGAGCGTGACGTTGCTCGATGCTGAGGAAGACTGGCAACAAAAGCAGGTCAACTTCTCTCAGATGCCTGAGCTGCTCAGCCAGTACCTGGAGATCGCTGCAGGAGCGGCAGACATACCGGCTACGCGTTTGATTGGCACCTCGCCAAAGGGGCTCAATGCGACCGGTGACGGCGATATGCGCAATTACTATGATCGTATCGGTGCGGACCAGGAAACGATCCTCAGGCCCGCTCTGGCGCGTCTTGATGAGGTGTTGATCCGGTCAGCTTTGGGAAGTCGTCCAGAAGAGATCGATTATCGCTGGACGCCGCTTTGGCGTTTATCCAAATCCGATGAAGCGGAGATCATGGCGACCAAGGCCAAGGCGATCGAGACGATTGTGCGAACAGCCCTGATTCCCGTTGAAGCCCTGGGTGAAGCCACGACCAATATGTTGATTCAAGACGGGATGTTGCCGGGGCTAGATGCGGCGATGGATGAGTTTGAGCTTGCAGCTCTTGGCGGCGATGACGATCTCGATCCGGACGGCGCTGAGAGTCCAGATCAAGTCTGATGAGCGATTATGATCTGCCGCGGATGGCATCAGCTTCCGGGCTGGTCTCAACCGCGGTCCTGCCGGCAATCGTGAACACTCAGGCTCAGGAGAAAAGCCTGACCGCAATCGTAGCAACCATTGTTGCAGGCTGGCGCAGATCAGTTCGTGAAAGTCTGATCAGTGCAGTGCGGTCGTCTCAATCAGCCGCTTCGCCGATGGCGATTGAAGCGGCTTTGCAAGTCGCGCTTCGTGATAGTGAGGTTGTTGTCGGCCAGACAGTGCCCAGGATTGATCGCTGGTTGAACGATCTGGAGCTTTGGCATCGTGAGCGGTTCGCTGCGAATGTCGTTGGCACTGTCCGATTGGACATCTTGCCTCTCATGAGCCGGGCTGATGTCGCACCGATGCTCAAGGCGGCCTTGGAGCGCAATGTCGCTCTGATTGAAGGATTGTCAGCGGAACTGGCCAAGCGCGTTCAGAGCGCGATCTGGACGGCTTATGGCGAGGGTATGAGCTCTATGGCGTTAGCAAGGGTGCTCAGAGAGCAATTTAGGTTTGCGCCTGCACGGGCGAGGTTGATTGCCCGTGACCAGCTGGGATCGTTCAGCTCGTCGCTTGATCATGTCCGACATCAACAAGCCGGCCTGACGCATTACGACTGGAAGACCAATCTTGATGGGCGTGAGCGCGATACGCACCGGGCCAATAACTCAAAGCGGTTCTCCTGGGCCAGACCTCCAAAACGAACCGGGCATCCAGGCCATGAGATCAGGTGTCGGTGCAAGGCCAGAGCGGTGATTGGATCGCCGATTTAAACACACGCCATGGGCCCTCATCGAGCGGCCCTTTTATCTGCCCGAAAGGCAATCCCATGACCTCTGTCACCAAAGACGCCCGGTTCCGCGATCGCGTGGTTCTGGAGGGCGTTCGTATAACCTCTGACGGCTATCTGGTTGGTCAGGCCCGGATCGCTCGAACGGGGATCCAGGAGTATCTCGGTTCGGAAATGGGTGAGGGGCATAGCGATGTCATTCGCGTCTATCGCCCGCGTGATGAAGTCTTCTCGGACGCGACCATGAGGTCCTTTGCTCACCGCCCGATGACCGATGATCACCCGCCAGAAATGGTCTCAGCGGACAATTGGAAACGCGTCAGTGTCGGCTCCACCGGTGATGAGGTGCTCGAAGAAAAGGATGGCGATGTTCGCTACGTCCGTGTGCCTCTCACATTGATGGATCAGGACGTCATCGAGAAGGTTCGGGCTGGCAAGCAAGAGCTCTCAGCTGGCTACACCTGCGACATCGATTGGACGCCGGGTCAGACAGATCAAGGCGAGCCCTACGACGCCGTTCAGCGAAACATCAAAGCCAACCACCTCGCAGTCGTCTCTCGCGGCCGCGCAGGACACCAATGCCGTATCGGCGACGGGCGCGCCGTCGATGCTGGTTCCAACTTAACTGCGCCCGATCAACAAGGAGGTCAGCTCATGTCTGACAAGCTCCGTGAAATCGTCGTTGACGGTCTTACGATTCAAACCACCGATCAGGGCGCCCAGGCCGTCGAAAAGCTGCAAGGCCAGCTTATTGAGGCCAATGATGCGCTCAAATCTGCAAACGAGGTTCATACTGCCTCGATCGCTCAAAAGGATGGTGAGTTGGGTGCCAAGGATGCCCAGATCGCCACGCTCAAAGCAGAGCAGCTTGATGTGTCCGCCCTTGATAGCATGGTCAAAGACCGCTCCGACGTCATCGCCCGGGCCAAACTCATCGCCAAGGATCTCCAAACCGACGGCCTTGAGCTTGTCGCAATCCGCCGCGGTGCGGTGATCGCCAAATTGGGTGACGAGACCATCGACGGTAAGTCCGATGATTACGTCACCGGCTTGTTTGATCATCTCGCCAAGGATGGTGCGGTCCAAGCCGATCCGGTCAAACAAGTCGTCTCCGGTCAAACCATCCAAACCAGCGATACAGGCGAGAGCGCAGCCGTTGCGGCCCACAAGGCCATGATGGATCGCAATTCAAACGCCTGGATGAGCCAAGCCCACAGCCAGGAGGGTTAGATCATGCCAAGCGTTCAAACCTCATATCTGGATCAAGCTGTCAGCGCTGTTGCCGGCATGATCGCAAGCTCTGAGCCTTCAACGGTCATCTCGCGTATTTGCGAAACGGCGGCGGGTATCGGCTTTGGTGTCGTTGCTGTTCAAGGCGTGGGCGATGATGAAGTGCGTGTCTCTGAAGCCGGCAAGGCATTTCGCGGGATCACGTTGATGGACAAGACTGTTCGTCCAAACAACGTCGATCAATACGCCCAGTACGACAACGTCGCCGTGATCACCAAGGGCCCGGTCTGGGTACTTGCTGGTGCGACAGTCGTTGCCGGTGAACCCGCTCTATTTGTAGAGGCGACAGGGGCACTGACCAATGTGGTCGCTGCCGGCAATGTCGCAATCGATGGCGCAATCTTCGACACCTCGGCCGCCTCAGGCGCGCTGTGCGTGCTTCGTCTGGCATAAGAAAGGATACCTCATGCTCAACATGCCAAACTATGACGCCCAGTCAGCTCATGCCTTCATGATCTCACAGGCGTCTCATATCGAAACCGAGGTCTATAAGGCGCGCTATCCAGCGATCCGTTATCCCTCCTTGATCCCGGTTGATACCTCCGCCCATCCGTGGGTCCCTTCAATCACCTACTTCTCCATGGACCATGTCGGTAAAGCCGCCTGGATCAATGGCGCTGCCAGCGATATTCCCCACGCTGACATCACCAGGGACAAGTTTGAGACCACAGTCTCGATGGCGGGTATCGGCTTTGGGTTTGATATTCAGGAGGTGGGCCAGGCTCAGCTATTGGGTCAAAACCTGTCCGCTTCAAAGGGCATGGCCGCGCGCCGTGTTGCTGAGGAATTCACAGACAATATCGCGCTCTTTGGCGATGCTTCAAAGGGCATGTCCGGCCTGGTCAACACTGCCACCGTTACTGATGGTGATGCAGCTGCGACAGGAACCGGTTCTGCGACTGAATGGTCGACCAAGACGCCTCAAAATGTCCTGGCCGATATCAATGCTGTGCTTTCAGGTATCTTCACCGATACCAATACCACGGCGTTGGCGGACACCATTTTGGTGCCCTACACCCAGCTTCACGATATTGGTCAGCGTCTGCTTCATACAAATTCAGACAAGACCATTTTGGACTTCGTGGTGGAAAAGAACGCCTACACGATGGAGACGGGGCTTCCTTTGACCATCCGCGGCGTTCGAGGTTTGGAAACGGCCGGGCAGGGCTCTGTGGCCCGACTGGTGGCGTATCGTCGCTCTCCTGAAGTGCTTACCTTGCACATGCCATTGCCCTTCCAGTTCTTGCCTTTGTGGCAGTCAGGTCCAACGACTTGGGAAGTGCCTGGTATCTTGCGACTGGGCGGTCTGGATGTGCGGCTACCGCGAGAGATGCGGTATCTGGACGGCATCTAAACCTACCCAACATCACTGCGCAAAAGAGGCACTCCATCGGGGTGCCTCTTTGCGTTTGAAGAAGGATTTCTTCCATGTACTACGTGACAAATCATGCCCCGGGCCCACGCTTCATCAATGCAAAAGAACGCGGATCCCTATTCTCCAAATTGCTCGAGCCGGGCCGTGAATATCATCTCGATGTTGATCCAGAGCATCCACGCCTAAAAGCGCGTATCGATGCGAAGGAAATCAGTGTCGTGGCTGATGAGGAGCAATTGGCCCTGGATCACCCACTTCCTATCAAGGACGAGGTGAAACCAGTCGAACCAGAACCGGAATTGCCTGAGACGAGCGAAGCTGGAGACACGGCCGAGCAGGACGCTTCAGTCGGTGAGGATCAGCCACCTATTCAACAAGATCAGACACCGCCCGCTGCCGTCCCCGCCGAGCCCATCGCCAAAGCCACCACCACCCCAGTGACACCCAAACGTCGTGGCCGTGGCAAAGCCAAGAAAGCTGCCTGATAGATGGCCTATCTGGTCCCGGGAGCGAGTGACCTTAAATCACGGTTCCCGGTCTTTGCCGGCGTTGATGATGGTGTTGTTGAGGCGTGTATCCTCGAGGGTGCGCGCAGGGTGGATGATACCTGGAGCGAGGATGATTTTGCGCCCGCTATCTTGCTGGGCGGAGCGCATGTCTTGACCCTTGATGGTCATGGTTCTCACCCCGAAGCGCAAACCGCTCCGATGATGGCGTTTAAGGGGTTCAAATCCGGCCCCTTGTCAGTCCAGCGTGATCAGACATCACACGGCAACGTCCTGGCGGTGACCTCCTATGGCCGGCGTTTTTTGGAATTGATGCGGCGCAATGTGCCCACGATCTTGACGGTGTGAAGCGATGAGCATTTTTGGCGATGCGCTCAATGCGGCCTTGGGTGCCAGCTGCGCGCCGTTTTACGATGCCTGTCAGCTTCACCAATCTGGCGGCGTTATCTCAGTTATGGCCCAGCCCGTTTTGGCCTCTGTTCTGGCAACAGATATTCAAACGCCCAGCTCACGGCAAAAGTTCAACATCCTGGCAGCTGGTCTGACGACAGCGCCGATCCAGGGTGATCGCCTCGAACATTCATCGGGCAGCTGGATCCTTCAGGATGTCGTCAGGTCCGGGCCCGTGTTCATTTGTGATGTGAGGTCGTGATGGTGGCGGTCAAAACCCAATTCAAGATCGAGGCGGGCATCGCATTAGCGGGCAAGGTTGCCGCGGACGGCATCAAGGCTGCTTCGCTAGATGGCGAAGCCCAGCTTGTTGATATCCTCAGCGTGCCGCCTGCGCGTTCCGGGCGGATTTATAGGCGCAAGGGCGGCAAGACCCATCAAGCCTCTGCCCCTGGTGAAGCACCCGCCGTCGACACCGGTGATCTGCTTCAAAGCGTCGCCAGCACCGTTGGCCGCGAAGGCTCAGCCATTGTCGGGCGTGTTGGCGCATCCTCGCGTCACGCGATCGAGACCGAACTTGGGACCGAGAAGATGAAACCACGCCCTCACACCTCACGCTTAAGCGATGAGAAGGCGAGGCGGGATCAAATCTTCATCGCCTTTGTGAAGGGCGCAGGACGCTGATGAGCGCCAGCAAGGATGTTCGCGACTATCTGCTCGGGAGCGGGGCTCTTAGCGCTCTGGTAGCGATCTATGACGCCGGGCCAGCGATCTTTGACGGGCGCTTTCCTGGTGGTTTCAAGGTCGGCGCAGAACCCGCCTTGGTCATTGATGTTCCAAGACGTGTCGAACCCGACAATGACTTCTCGGTTCGTGGCCGATCGCTTTATCTCAATATCCGGCTTTATCGCCGCATCGATAATAGCGATCCCGGCCCAGGTAATCTCGATCTGGCCGCTGATCTGATCGCGGACCTGTTTGATGCCCGCAGCTTCGACATTGGCTCGACCCACTATCAATCAACCGTCGCTGGACCGGTTGATGCGCCCACGGACGATAAAAGTCTGATCGGACGTCTAATCCAGCTTTCCCTGATCTACTAAGGAGTGCGCCATGAGCGGCTTGATCATGAAGCCTGAGAACTTCTCGCTGTCATATTCCACCGATGGCGGAACGGTTTACAACGAGATCCCCAATATCAATTCCTTCGATCCCGGTGAGGAAAAGTCTGACACCCATGAGGTCACGACGTTTTCCTCTCCAGACAATCGCAAGGAATACCGCAACGGGCTTATCGATGCTGACGAAGCCAGTTTTGAGATCAATTGGATTTTCGCCAATATCCACCACAACGCACTTCGTGATGCGGTCGGTGGTGACGCTCTCAAATTCAAAGCCACCCTGCTTGAAGATGATGGCGCAACCGGTGAGGAGATTGTTTTCGATGCGCTGGTCAAAGGCGTCACCCGACCCATTGAAATGGAGGGCAAGTTGACTGCGACCATGACGCTTCGTCCAACCGGCGCTGCCGTCATCACGCCGACGGTCTGATGCGTGATTGCGGTTCAATAGAGATTGAGGGCGAAACCTATCGCCTTCAATTTACCTGGCAGGTGATTGATCAGCTTCGCAGCGATTGGGGTGAAGACTTTGATGATCGTATGAGTGCGGCGATCAACACGCCGGTCCTCGGTGATCTGGCCTTCTTGATCGCTTCAGCCAGTTCGCTGTCCTGTGACCATGTCCTCGACACTTCACCACCCGTAGATCTGGCCAGAGCCGCAGTGGCTGATGCCTGGGCCAGGGCATGGTTTGGGGGTGAAGAGATAGCCGCTGAGGAGGAGAAGGAGCGCCCAAAGCTGATCGGCGCACTGGCGACCTTGTGGCACACGACCTGGCAGCCTTTCTTGAAGCTTGCCCGCTTGGTTGGGAGGCCTTCTGGAAACTGACGCCATACGCGTCCAGGCAGTCGGTTTTTGCGTTTGTTCGAATTCGTCAGGAGCGCCGAGATAATGCGATTGTATCGGGTTGGTATGGGGAGGCGTTTTCCAGATCAAAGCGGCTGGTGCAACTAGACAGCCTATTCACCAAACGCGAACAGCAGGAGCGGGTGAAAATATTAGGTGACGAGAATATGGTTCAGCATACAAACTCGGCATTTAAGGCATGGATTAAGCGGTCCAGTTCGGGCGTATAAAATCAGTCTGCAGTTAGAATGGAGATAATTGCTGGTTAGAGGTTGTTGGTATGACATGGCTGGTATGCAGCTCTTGGAAATACTGCCCAGTAACACCAGTTGGGTTGTCATAGGGAGTTTCACACACTTTATGTTCACCTCAAAGCGTTACAGTGCTTGCAATAGCAACATGTGGAATATACGTTCATGAGTATTATGGCGTGGTTTATGAAACTCTTTGGAGCCGGAAACGGTCCTACTGCAACAGCGCACTTCCGAACCTCTCGGGAGGCGTTTGAGTTCGTGCGCCGTACACACAATAAGAGCAAAGGGCCCAACAAGGCCCTCATGGCTGCTCTGGCTCGACGTATCGAAGCAGATGCCAGACGATCCACAAAACGCACCGCTTGATCTCTCGTTTTATCCGATTTCGGATGAGCATAAATCGCACGACTTCGATGTCGGCGAGCACGGATTCCTGACGTCATTTATTCGCAAAGACGCCTTGAAGCACCATAGAATGTTCCGTAGTCGGGTGCGAATTGGAACAGATGATGGTGAAAACATCCGTTCATTCTACTCGCTGCAAATGCAGGCTGAACCAGTACAGGGTGCTGTAGGCGAGCACAAAAATAAGACTGGCAAATACCCAAGCCATTTTCCCTGCTTACAGATTGCTCATTTCGGAGTTCAGCAAAAATTTCAACGTCCGCGAGAGAAATCCGAAGGTGTTCGCCACCGACTGGGCGAACAAACTTTGACCGATGCCATCATAACGGCAGGCGATGTTTTGCGGAATTGTGGTACTTATGCTCTTCATCTATCCGCCGTGGATGAAGCGGCGGAGTTATTCTTCGAAAACTACGGCTTCGTTCGATATACCGACGGCAAAGAACGAAAAATGCTCATGCCTGCGGTGGATGTCGTAACGTTCACTGAGGCTTGGGAGAACGAGCAAGGTGAGCGGCTATTCGGAGACGTTGACGGGTATTCCGAGTTGATTGAGATGACGTAATTCCACCGAGTGCAAACCTGACACCAACCAAGCCCCGCCCTGTGCGGGGTTTTTCTTTGGAGAAAGTATAATGCCCAAAGCCGTCAAAGTCGGAGGCGTTTACATCGAAGTTCGCGCCGATGACGGCAAAGCCTTCGGTAATGACCTCAAAGCTCGAGAAACTGCCGCCAAGCGAGCAGGGATGCGAACAGGCCGCGCATTCCAGACCGCGCATTCCAAAATCAAACCCATTGCTGGTGAATTGGGCAAGGCCACCCGCAAGGCTCGATTGTTTGGCTCGACCACATCGGCCGCCTTTCGCCAAAGCCAGGGCGCGGCCCAGCGTTTCGAGCGCACGCTCAGCGGTATGGGTACAGCGTTGGGAATAGGTGTCGGCGTCGCTGGTGGGGGCTTGGTTGCCAAAGGGGTGGTGGAGCGCGCAGACGCCTATGCACGACTTCAAGACCAACTCGGCCTGGTGATCGGGTCTCAGGAACGTCTGGGCGATGTGGAGGAAAACCTTTTTGCAAATGCCCAACGCAATCGCCGCGGTCTTCTTGAAACAGCCCGGCTTTATGTTGGCATCCGCGACGCTCGCGGTGATATCGATGATGAACAGGGTCAACGTATTCTCGAAGGCTGGAACAGGACGCTTCGCGCGTCAGGCTCAACGGCGTCTGAGTCCGCTGCGGCTACTCTTCAGTTTGCCCAGGCCCTTTCAAAGGGAAAACTGGATGGCGATGAGTTTAGATCGGTGCTGGAGAATAACCGCGTCTTTGCGCGCCTGCTTCAAGAACAACTCGGTGTAACCCGCGGTGCGTTGTTTGAAATGGCTCCGCGCGGAGAACTTCAACTTGATGCCATCCTGGCGCCTTTGCTCGATGATAGTGGTGAGTTGGCGGACCGGGTGGGCCAATTACGCCTGAAAGTCGATGAGGCGGTCACCCAGGTGTCCAATGCGTTGCTGAGGTATGTCGGCCAAATGGATCAGGGCTTGGGAGCTTCCGAGCGCTTTGCCGGCGGCATCTCGAAGATGGCGGAAAACTTTGACGAGGTGGCGCAGGCGAGCGGGTTATTGATCGCGGCGATTGGTGGTCCAGCCTTGCTTCGAGCCTCATCGCGCGGGGTTGAGAGTTTGAATCAACGCACCGCAGCAAGCCATCAAGCCACTTCAGTAAATCGGGCATACGCTCAGTCCGTACACGCCAATGCCATTGCCGTATCGCGCGCTGCAAGCGTAGAGGCGAGCAGCGCCCAGGCGGTGGTCAGAAAGTCTGCCGCTCATGTTGCCGCAGCTACCACCACCAAGCTTCGCACACGTGCTTTGGAGGCTCATACCGCAGCCCTTGCGCGCGATGCCGCAGCACAGACAACGCTTTCAGCAGCTCAGGTCAATGTGGCGACTACCGCCAGAGCCGCCAGTGTTGCTATCGGCTCAATGACCAATGGCGCGCGTATCGCTGCGGTTTCCATGAGTGCGTTGCGGGGCACCATGGCGTTTTTGGGTGGTCCCATCGGGTTGGGCATCCTGGCTGTGTCTGCGGCAGTATGGGGATTATCAAGCGCCTATAATGATCTGAACGGGACCAGCGCGCGTGTGTTGGAAAGTTCTGAAGACTTGTTGGACATCAGCCGGCGCTTGATTTCTGCATCCAGTACAGATCGCTCCAATTTGATCGCCCAGCGAGATGCCCTGCTTGAAACAGCGCGAGCTGAGGTCGTCCTGGCCCGCGCCAGATTGCAACGAGCGCGGCATATCCAATCGGGTGAAGGCCGCTTGGGCGTTATTGGTGACCGCGCCGTTGATGGGGCAAGACATCAACTCGAGGCCACGCAGGCTGCGCTTGAGACCCTACAAACCGATATCATCCAGAGCGGTCAGGAAATGGGTGTTCTGGAGATCTCCGATAGCGCCATGAACCGGGTTATGGCGATCGAGCGGGAGTTGGCCGATGCAACGGGTTCAAGACGAGATGTTCTTGAAGAACAGCGCGATCTTTATCTCGATCAGCTGCGTGCCGCCCAGGCGCTTCTTCCTCAATTTACCCAAAGTGCTGAAACTTCCCTCGGTAATGCCATTGAAGCGCAAAACACCACGCTGAGCGGGCTGATGTCACGTGTGCAGGGTGTACAGAGCGATGCGGTCATCTCCGCACGTGAACAACTCAACTCCCTTCAGCTGGCCGGCGAGGAGCTCGCCAGGGTGCTTTCCGGTGAGCGCACCACGCCTTCGGTACAAAACAGCGACGCGATCCAATTGCTCGAACTATCCGCTCGCATGCAAGTGGCGCGATTGTCCAACAATGCTCAATTGGCCAATCAGCTGTCCGATCAGATCCAATTGATCCGATCGCGTCAGGCTTATGAGCGTGCCGGACAGTCCAGTGATGAGGCGCGTTTAAGTGCCCAGCGAGACCTGTCTGCCCTGCAAGACGCGCGCAATCAGGCCCTTCAATCTGAACGAACTAAAATCGAAGAGGCCTGGCAAATTAAGATCGCCCGCGCTCTAGGTGATCAAACACGCCTGGCCTTGTTGCAAAGGGAAGGATCCTTGCGCGATCGTATCAATCGATTGATTGCGACCGGGATAGAGCGATCCCAGGCAGAGAGCCAAGTTGCTCAAAATCAATTGGAGCTCGATGAAGCACGTGAATTCGCTCGGACGCGTGTTCTTGACGCTATGCAGGATGAATTGACCCTGCAGGTCGCACGGATCGAGCAGGATCATGAGGCGATCCGGTCTCTGGAAAGAAATGCTGAACTTGAGCGTCTAATCGCTCAATATCGTCGAACAGAACTAAGCCTGACCCAAGCCACCGCACGGGCTCAGGCAGACCTTTTGCGGCTGGAAGAGGCAAGACAAGGCGCAAGAGCTCAAGCGCTGGATGATATGCGGGCGGAACATGAGCTCGAGCTTGCTCGCCTACGCGGAGAGCGAGAGCGCGTTCGCTTGCTGGAACGCGCCGCCTATATCCAGGAGCGAACCAGCCGCTATCGCGATGAAGGTCAACTAAGCCGGTCGCAGGCACAGGCTCGTGCGACGAACGAAGCAGACCAGCGCTTTGCCGCAGAGCAACGTGGGCAATTTCGAGAGGCGTTTAAATCCTCACTGACTGAGGCTCTCGATATCGCCCTTCGCGAGGGAGATTGGGGATCTGCAGCGGCCAAGTTTGGAATTGGGATCGCAGAGCACTTTGCCGATAAGGCACTTAACGAGCTCGCAGACACGCTCTTTGACTCAATCTTTGGCCAGTTCAATGCAGCCGCTGAGGGGACCACACAGGGTGTAGCGGCCTCGCTGCCTATCTCGACGGGCATGATTTCAGCGGGAGGAACAGCGGCACTGGCGATTTCAGGAGCCATGACGGCAGCAGGCGCGACAGCCGCTGCTGCGATTGCAACTGCAATGGTGGCAGGTGGTGTTACCGGTGCAGCCGGCGATGCGGCCTCATCTGGAGCGGGGTCATTCTTCTCGTCCCTGATGGGTTTTAATTCTGGCGCGTCGTTCAAGGTCGGTGGTGCGGGCGGTACCGACAACAACCTTGTCGCCTTCAAAGCCTCGCGAGGTGAGCGAGTGGACGTGCTGACCGGGGCCCAGCAGAAGCTGCAAAACCTCGCCAATGTCTCCTCGCAAGCGGGTGGCGAGGTACATGTTTATTTCAACCTCGGCACCGGGTCTGACGCCAATTCCATTCGCCGTGCGCGCGGGGAAATCGCATCCGACATTGCGCGCGCGGTTCAACTTGCTCAGCGGAATATGTAACCCATGACCTTTCATGACGTACGATTTCCCGTCGATATAGCCCTTAATGCCAAGGGGGGACCTCAATGGCGCACCGAGATTGTTGCGCTAGCCAGTGGTCGCGAGGAACGCAATTCGCCTTGGGCAAATGCCAGGCAGCGTTACGATATTGGCTATGGCATTCATCAGCTTGACGAACTTGAATTAGTGACAGCGTTCTTCAATGCTCGACGAGGTCGCCGGTACGGGTTTCGCTTCAAGGATTGGGCCGATTTTAAATCCTGTGGATCACTCGAACCGATCAGCCCCGAGGATCAAGAAGTAGGTTTTGGGGACGGAGTGCTGACCTGTTTCTATCTGACAAAACTCTATACTTCAGGCAGCGCATCCTGGAACCGCCCGATCACCAAGCCGATACCAGCAAGCGTGCGGGTAGCAGTTGCTGGTGTTGAGAAAACGATTGGTTCCGATTTCTCAATCGACGCGTTGTCTGGCGCGGTCACATTCTTGCCTGGATCAGTGCCTGCGCAAGGTGAGTTGGTCAGTGCCGGATTTGAATTTGATGTACCGGTCCGATTCGACGCGGACCATCTTCCCGCCAATTTGCAGACGGGTAGCTTGGGGGCGTATCCCGACATCTCACTTGTGGAGGTGGTTGGTGAATGAGGTATGTTCCGCTTCCACTTCGATCAAAGCTGGAGGCCGGCACAGCAAATTTGTGCTGGTGCTTCAAAATCTCCCTGTCCGATGGCGAAGTGATGGGTTTTACCGATCATGACCAAGTTCTGTTCGTAGAAGGAATAAAATTCAGCCCGCAAACCGGTTTGACAGCCAGTGAGATCAAGGGCTCGCTCGGTTTGGCAACCGATAACCTGGAAGTTTTCGGCGCGCTCTCCTCCTTTCGCATCAAGGAGTCGGATATTCAGGCTGGCCGGTACGATGATGCGGAAATTGAAATTTGGCGGGTCGACTGGGAAGAACCAACCCTTTTCGTCCAAATGATCAAGGGAAACCTCGGCGAGGTTCGCCGCGGGCCAATCGGATTTGAAGCCGAAGTGCGCGGCTTATCGGCGCGGCTCAATCAACCCGTTGGGCAACAATATTTACCGACATGCGGCGCGGTGCTTGGCGATGCCAAATGCGGCATTGATCTCACCGATGCGGCGCACGCGGGAACCGGGGCAATTTCTACGCTGGAGAATGAGCGAATTTTTACAGCAAGCGGTCTTTCTGGTTTTTCTGATGCGGTCTTCACATTCGGGCTTTTGACATTCACCAGCGGGACAAATTCCGGCCGTCGCTTTGATGTTCGATCTCATTCAAGTCTCGGTGGCGTCGTCTCGCTCGAGCTGTGGGATCGCCCGCCCGATCAGATAGCTGTCTTCGACACGTTCACTCTCACGGCCGGTTGCGACAAGCAGCTCGTAACGTGCGGCGTTCGCTTCTCCAACATCAATAATTTTCGTGGGCATGCTGTGCTGATGCCTGGCGATGCAACGATGACACAAATCGCCAAGCGCAAGAACGCCAATTCGGGTGGCTCTCGGCACGGTCGCGGCGATGGCGGCGATGTCTACTTTGAAGAATAGGAGAGTTGAGCATGACGACATCAGCAAATTTGGGACTCACCTATCTCTCGGCTTCCCAATCTCAAAAGCATGTCACGGTCAATGATGCGCTGCGTTTGCTTGATGGTCTGATTCAAGGTGATGCGGCGTCCAGGTCAACAAGTGCCGAGCCTGGTTCGCCTGTCGACGGTGTTCTCTACATCATGCCAGCGGGCAAGACCGGCACCGAATGGGGCAGCGAAACGGATTTGCATCTGGCGTATTATCGCGATGGCTCCTGGCAATTTATTACGCCTGGCAATGGTTGGCGCTTTTTCGTCGCGGATGAATCCGATTTCGTTGTCTGGACGGGTTCTGCTTGGGAGCTTGAAAGTGAGCTGTTTGAAACGTTCAAGGCCTTCAAGCTTACCAGCGCCAACGGCGCGGCTCTCGAGCTGAAAGTTGTCGAAGAGGAGTTGACGGGCCTGTCCGGGGCCTATGTGGATTCATCAATTCAAATTCCGAATGGGGCCATCGTCTTCAACGTGTCCGAGCGTGTGACTTTGGCGATCACCGGGGCTTCGAGCTTTAGCGTCGGCACCGCATCGCAGGTCTCCAAGTTTGGCTCGGGTCTTTGGTCTGGCCTGAATGGGGTCAATCTTGGCGTCATCGGCCCGACTGCGTTCTACGCCGACACGCCAATCCGTTTGACGGCGAGCGGCGGCAACTTCACGGACGGATCGGTTCGCATCGCGATTTGCTACTACATGCCAACGGTTCCGCAATCATGAGTTCGGCGATGCGGCTCAGCGTTTTGACCGCCGCGAACAAATGGCTCCAGACGCCGTATCATCACCGAGCCTCCAGGAGAGGTGTAGGGGCCGATTGTCTCGGCTTGATCTGTGGGATCATTAGCGATGTGTACGGACTCCCTGCACAGGCCTTGCCGCGATATACGCGCGACTGGAACGAAGTCGAAGGCAAAGAGCAATTCTCCGAAGGCTTGGCGAAAGTATTTACGGCTGTGCCCATTGAAGAGGCTATTGCCGGCGACTTGTTTTTGTTCGCGATGATGCGCCGGCCGCCTGCAAAGCATATCGCCATCTTGGAATGTCCGACCAGCAAACCCGGTAAGCCGTGGCGCGACGGGCAAATAATCGATGCACGAGAAATAGGCGGCGTAGCGCGCCGAAAGCTTGATCGTGCGCTCAAGGCGCGAACAGCGTTCGCTTATAGGTTTCCTGACTCATGGCCCAAATCGCTCTAACCATTGCTTCTCAAGCCGCAACAAGCGGCATGAATAATGTCCTGATGCAGTCGGTCCTAAACGCCGGTGCGGCCTTGGCTGGTTCTGCGATCGACAATGCGCTTTTTGGCACAGAGCAACGTGCCTATGGAGCGCGCCTAGAAAACCTGCATGCGCTGGCGTCGACAGAAGGGGCCAGCATTCCGCGCTTGTTCGGGCGGATGCGTGTCGGCGGGCAATGTATTTGGGCAACCAACTTTCGCGAGCGCCAGGTCACGGAAACCCAAGGCGGCGGCAAGGGCGGCGGTGGCGGCGGTGCTACCACGACTAGCTATCTGTATTCTGCCAGCTTCGCGATAGGGCTTTGCGAAGGTGTGATCGACGGCATCGGTCGTTTATGGGCTGATGGTCAGCCGTTTGATCTCCAAAATGTCACCTACCGGGTTTATAAAGGTGACGAGACACAAGAGCCCGATCCTCTCATCGTATCTATTGAAGGTGGCGATTATGTTCCGGCATATCGCGGCCTTGCCTATATCGTTTTTGAAGACCTTGAGCTTGAAGAGTTTGGAAATAGAATTCCGCAAATCAATGTTGAGATTATCAAAAGCGCGGGCGGAAGTGACAAGGCCGAAAGTCTGATTAAGGCCGTTGATCTCATTCCGGCTTCGGGAGAATTCGTCTATTCCGATCAAGTCATCATTCAAGAGTTAGGGCCTGGCCGTGTTGCGCCGGAAACCATTCACTCATTGCATGGTAAGCCTGACATGCTGGTGGCCCTGGATCAGCTCGGTGATGAATTGCCGGGCGTTGGCAATGTCGCCCTGGTCGTGACCTGGTTCGGTGATGACCTGCGATGCGGCAACATCGAGTTTAGGCCTGGGGTTGAGCTTTTGAGCAAGACTACATCGCCCGAAACCTGGCTTGTAAATGCTGTCGATCGTGCGAACGCGCACCTCATGTCGGTCGATGCTGACGGCAAGGCGGTTTATGGCGGAACACCTTCGGATGGTTGTGTTGTTGCGGCGATCCAGGAGCTAAAGGCTCGCGGCTATGTCGTCACGTTTTACCCATTCATTTTGATGGACGTTCCAACCGGCAATGCCTTGACCGATCCCTATGGCGGCGTTGAGCAATCAGCCTTTCCTTGGCGCGGTCGCATCACCTGCATGCCTGCGGCCGGACAAGCGGGAACAGCCGACAAGACCGCCGCTGCAGCCACGCAAGTCACAAGCTTTTTCGGCTCTGCCGTAGCGGCGGACTTTTCCGTCAACGGTGAAGTTGTGTCCTGGACGGGCGGCGCTGATTGGGGCTTTCGCCGCTTCATTCTTCACTATGCAAAACTGTGCGTGGCGGCGGGTGGCGTCGACACATTCTTGATCGCATCTGAAATGCGCGGGCTGACACAAATTCGAGACAACACCGGCGCTTACCCGGCTGTTGCCGCACTGATCACATTGCTGGCTGATGTGCGCGCGATAGTTGGGGCGTCGGTCAATTTGTCTTACGCGGCTGACTGGTCTGAATATTTCGGCCATCATCCGGCCGATGGTTCCGGCGATGTCTTCTTTCATCTTGATCCGCTTTGGTCAGATGCGAACACCGATTTTATCGGCATTGATAATTACATGCCGCTTTCAGATTGGCGCGATGGCGCAGGCCACATTGACGCGTTGAGCGGTTGGGATTCGATTTATGATCGCGGCTATCTGCAATCGAATATCGAGGGCGGTGAGGGTTATGATTGGTATTATGCCAGCGAAGCCGCTCGCGACGCTCAAGCGCGAACCACGATAACCGATGGTGCCTATAGTGAACCCTGGGTTTTTCGATACAAGGATATCAAAAACTGGTGGCTCAACGCGCACCATGATCGGCCGTCTGGTGTGAAGAATGGATCGCCGACAAGTTGGATCGCGCAATCAAAGCCGATCTGGTTCACGGAGATCGGCTGTCCATCTGTCGACAAGGGGGCTAACCAGCCCAATGTGTTTGTTGATCCGAAGTCTTCAGAGAGCGCGGTACCATTCTACTCGAGAGGCAATCGTGACGATCTGATGCAGAGGCGATTCATCGAAGCGTCATTGACGTATTTCGAGGTTGCCAGCGGCAATAATCCGACATCATCCGTTTATGCCGCGCCGATGATCGATGTTAACCGCGTCTATATCTGGGCCTGGGATGCAAGGCCTTATCCCGATTTCCCTAATCGGCTTGACGTTTGGAGCGATGGCGAGAATTGGTCACTGGGTCACTGGATCACCGGAAGGATGGGGCGCGGCGATCTGGCCGCAATCGTGACGGAAATTGCGGCCTCTGCCGACTTCATTGATCTCAATGTCGTCAATTTAAACGGGGTCGTGAATGGTTACATCATCAATGACGTTGAGAGCGTGCGAGCCAGCCTGGAACCGCTAATGCTGGCCTTTAATTTCGACGCTGTTGAAAGCGGCGCTGAGATCAAATTTGTGCATCGCGGACAGGACGCGGCAATTTCTTTGACTGAAGATGATGTGGTTGCTTTGGATGGGAACTCGTCCGACTGGGAAGCAACGCGGGGGCAGGAAACAGAATTGCCAATGATGGCGCGCTTCACCTTTGTTGATGGTGATGATGATTATGGAAACCTGACCGTTGAAGCTCAAAGGCAAGCGGGGCTCTCCAAGCGGGTTACGACCCGCGCATTCAATCTCTCAATCGATTCAGGCCAGGCTTCGGCGATCGCTCAATCCTGGCTGATGGAACAATGGCGCGCCCGTGAGCGCATGAGCATAGCGCTGGCTCCCTCGATGATTGCAATTGAAGCGACCGATGTTGTCGACCTGACACTGGGTGGATACTCGCGAGACTTCCTGGTCGTTTCAACGCGCGACGCGGGTGCCAGGCCGGTTGAACTCGCGGGCTATGACGCTGCGCTTTACACTCCGAATAATGGCACAAGTCGTGCTTCGTTTATGCTTGCTCCTGTGGTTTATGGTCCGCCTGAAGTGGTGTTCCTGGATGGGCCGATTCTTGCCGCTACAACAGATTTGCACCGGCCGTATGTGGCGGCATATTCCTCGCCTTGGCCGGGCGCAATTCAGTTTTGGAAAAGCCAATCTCAATCAGGCTTCGTATTGCAACAGAGCCTTTCGCAAGCCGCGAAAATTGGTGTGCTGGCCTTTGATCTTTACGAGGGACCGGCCGGGCGTTGGGATGACGGCAATGAGCTTTGGGTTGATTTATACGATGGCACATTGTCATCGAAGTCTGATGCCGAAATCCTCGCGGGTTCAAACCTCGCGGCCGTGATCAATGGCGTTGGGGAAATTGAGCTGGTTTCGTTTGTCGATGCCGAGTTGATCTCTCCCGGACACTATAAATTGACCAGGCTCTTGCGAGGGCAACACGGCACCGAGCATGCCATGCAATCTCCTATCGCAGCGGGCGCAAGGTTTGTGCTGCTGTCGAGTGCGGTCGTGCCTCTCGAGGTCAGCCTTGACGAATTGGGGCTTGAGCTAAATTGGCGCTATGGGCCCGAAGGTACAGTGATCACCGATCCGGCCTATGCGGCAAGTGATCGCCTAGCGTTTCTTGGTAAAGGGCTGCGGCCACTGTCGCCTGTTCAAGTCGGAGCTGAAACGAATGGCACCGGTGATCTCTTGATCCATTGGATTCGACGCACGCGGATCGGTGGTGATGGTTGGAGTTTGTCAGAAGTGCCACTTAGTGAAGATACCGAAGCCTATGAAATTGACATCCTGAATGGCGCGGTTGTGCTTCGAACACTGACTTCAAAATCTGAGATGGTGACCTATCCGTCAGCACAGCTAGTGGATGATTTTGGAAGCGTACCATCAAATATCAATATTGTCGTTTATCAGATGAGCGCGTCATTTGGACGAGGAATTGGCGCGGGCGCGCAGCTTCAACTGGCCGCCTAGCTTTCACGTTTTCGAATTTGAGGTGGCGGTAGACTGCGCCGTTAATCGAAACCCTCCGGCCGCCCATCGAGGCGGCTTTTTTATGCCTGAAAGGATTTCCGATGTTCGAGAATTTTCGTATTCCGCCCGAATTTATCCCGATCGGTATTGCATCGGCCCTGACCGGGACATTGCGGACCCTGATCATTGGGCGACAGAGCTGGAAGGTCGCGTTGGTGACCTGGCCTGTCGCGGTCGGTACAGGGTTTTTGGGCGGTTGGCTGGCCAAAGAGTTTGGCACGCCCCCTGGCTGGGACCTGGCTGCGGCATCGGCCTCAGCCATCATGGGCGAGAACATCATCAAGGGGCTCATTGAGCTCTCTGAGCAGTTCAAGACGCACCCGAATGGGCTGGTCGAGAGGTTGATCCAATTCCTGCGGGGCAGGGACGATCGATGACGTTTCAAATACGTTTGTTCTCGCGTTGGCAAGATGCGCCTTGGGACCGACACCGATGGCCAAACTTCACTCCGTCAGAATTGGCGTGTCGTTGCCCGATCGACAGTCCTCACTATTGCCGGGGCGAGTTCTACTACGACCCGGACTTCTTTGATGGGCTGCAGGTGGTTCGAAGCCGACTTGGAGCGCCCCTCAGAATGAACTCGGCTCATCGATGCGCACTTCGCAATGCCTATGTTGGAGGGGCAGCGCTTTCCCAACACAAACTGATCGCAGCAGACCTGGCTCTCGACGATCACAATCCTCGCGAGCTGCTCGACGCCTGCAAGGCGGGCGGGTTCACTTCGTTCGGGTTTTACCGGACGTTTCTTCACATCGATCAACGCATCAAACCGGACGGTTCCGGACGGCGTTGGTTTTCATCACCGGAGGCAAGAAAACAATGGACGCAATTTCTGACGTAGTTGGAGTAGGGGCCGCAGCCATGACTGGCGGGCTCACAGGTATTCTTGGATCACTGGCCGGCAGGGTGTTCTCGATCTTTGAACGTCGAGAAGCCAGACAGGACCGGGCCTTGGCGAACGAAGAGTTTAGCCGGGTGCGTGGCCATGAGCTTGAGCTGCTGCGTGAAAGCCGTTTAACCAATACGGCCGAAACGGAGAACGAGATCGCCATTGCGCGGACTCAGGGCAGCTGGGCGGGGCTCCAGGCGTCTCATGTGTCAGATGCGGCAACGACCAATGTTCCGGCCTGGGCGAACGCTGTACGGTCCATGGTGCGTCCGGTGCTCACACCATTGCTCTGGGTAATCGCGATGATCGCGTTCGCCTGGATGCTCCGTCGTGCTGAAGCAGGGTTAATTCCGGCAGAGGACGCGGCATTGATGACCACCTATGTGATCAACTCAGCGATCTATGCGGCGACGGCAGCAACACTCTGGTGGTTTGGGGACCGGGCGCAGAGGCCGCCAGG